CGCTTTGCAGCTATTTTATAATTTATTAATCTTAACGCTTTCTCATCATTTAAATGTTGCAAAGCATGACAATCTAGACATAAAGTGATTCCATTATTGAAATCAAATTGTAACTCTGGAAACTTATTTCTATGTTTCATATGATGTGCTTCTAATATACTTCTATCAGTTTCTCCACATAATTGACATATATATCCATCTCTTTCTTTAATCTTTATTGCCCATTGTTTAAGAGCAAGTTTAAGACTTTTATCATGTAAGTGTTCTTTCCACTCATAGTGGTTACTTCCAACATTAAATTCATTAGAACATGTGTTAGAACAAAAGTTATGTTTTCCTCTTCCTACTAAGTGTTCTTTTCTCTCAAAGACTCTTTTACAGTTATCACAAGTTATTTCTAAAATATCAGATGACTGATTTTTATTTTTACAAGAATAACTACAATATTTAGCATCTTTATTCCATTCTTGGACCTCAAACTCTTGTTTACACTCTTTACAATTTAACTTAATTCTTTTCTTTCGAGCTTCTTTTGCACAAGAATATCCACAATATTTACTGTTCTTTGTTCCAGAATAGACATTTTTACAATGTTTACACGTTTTGTCTATACGTTTATGCATTACTTCTTCTTCTTAGCAATACTTTTAAAAGTTTTTGCTAAATTATATCGTTTAGATCCTGGCTTACAAGTAGGACCTCCAAACTTTTTACCTGTGCAAACTCCTTCTGTACCTCTAGCCTTAATAGACTTAGATACTTTTTGCATCCATTTTTTATCAGTAGCCATTACTTTTTCTTTTTCATTTTACCACCAGATTTCATCTTTGTAGCACCTAACTGCTTGTCCTTCTTAAGACTTACAGGGGTTTTCTTACCAGCAATAGTCATTTCTTGAACCTTAGTCCAAGCACCTTTAGGATCAATTGGTCCTACACGCTTATTAGAAGCAGTTAAACCAGCTTGAGCTCTTTTTAATTTAAACTTAAGAGAAAGAGGTTTTCTATTACCTTGTTCATCAAAACCAGGTTTACCTTTTCTTTGATATCTTTTTAAATCAGCTTGCTTTGTTGCAAAGTCTTTTATGTTCTTACCAAAGTTACGAACATCATCTTTTAACAGTTTATTACCAGCATCTTCAGCTCTTTTCTTGTAGATTCCTGTACTGTCTATAGACTTACCAGCTTGAGCTTTCTTAACTTTAGCACCCTTCTTAGCAATAACACCACGTCCTTTAAGAATGTCAGCTTTAGTAATCTTACCATCCTTGTTTAAATCAGGGAATGATTTACCATTTTTAGCATTCTTAGCTTCTTCCATAGTTCTAGCTTTAAATGCAGGTAAGTCTTCCTTAGGAGCAAGAGACTTATAAAGCTCTCTACCACGTTTTTTACGTGTAGCTCTTAGTCTCATACGTTCTGCTACTTCTTTAGCTTTGTCAGGATTCTTTTCAGATATTCTACCAAGTCTGCCCTCTTGTCTACGTGTAATACGATCACCGTATTGTGCTTTTTTAACAGTTGCCATTTTATTTATATATTAGATTGTTCTAGACATTTAGGACATTGTCCTTCCTCAAGAGCTAATTCATGTATTGGGCAATGATCGTTCATTACTTTTAAATTATAACATGTTTCCAAGTTTTACCTCTATGTATATCTTTTATAGAGTAATAACTTAGTTCAAGTTTATTTGCTACTTGTTTAGGAAGAAGACCACTTGCCAATTGTTTTTTAATTTCAATTACTTGTTCCTCTGTAAGCTTAGCCATTTTATGAGAGGTTCCGCTTTTCCAGTTATTTGATAAGTTTTTTAGATGTTTAGTCCTATATGCTTCATCTTTCCAGTTTTCTTTTTGAGAAACTGATTTTCTAAGCTTTACTTCCTCTGTTCTCTTTATCCCAAGGTTACTTCCAGCTATTTTAGCAACATTGTAATGTGGGTTTAAGCTGTCTATATATCCTTGTTCAGTTTTGAGAATTTCATCAGTTGGACATTCACAAACAATCTCAAACTTAAAGTTCTCTTCTCCATGTTTGTTAACTGCTCTAATTAGTTTCACACAAGTGTTTTTACTAGAACGTATATCATGAATATGAGTATAATACCTTTTTATCAGGTTATTTGTACTTCCTATATAAAACTTACCATCAACCTCATTAGTAATCTTGTAGATAACTCCTCCTTTTTGCTTCTCAGAGAAGTATTTTTGTTTACATTCATTACTAATAGCTAGTATCATTTTCCTTTAGCTTTGATCTTTTTCTCCTGAGATAACATAGCTTTACTAGGAGCTTTAGGTTTAGCACCAGTTGCTTTATTTTTAGCAGCTTTGCTCCTCAAATTATCCCACAACCCACGTTGTGAGACAGAACCATCCTTGCGTTTAATCATTTCTTTTGCCATAATCTATTGATTTTCAGCCTCTTTGATAACACCAGATTCTACTGATCTAGCTAGCACTTGCTCAATTGTATTGTTAGCTCTGTTAGCTAAAAGGATACGAGCAGCTTCTTCTGTAGCTAGTTGTGAACGAAGTGAGTTAAGGATTACACCAAACTCAGCACCATTGATAACAAAAATATCATCTGTATTCCAGGTGTATTTCTTGTTTGGATCGTACTTAACAGGCTCTTGAACAGGTTCTTGTACGTTTACTTCTTCTTGTTGCACTGGGGTTTCTACTAATTCTTCTGACATAGTTTTAAATTTTTGGTTTTATGAACAAAGATATGTATTTCTATAATATCTACCAAATTTATTTTACATGGTGATATCAAAGACAATTGTTGCGGAACTCTTTATACTTTTAGACAGATCTAGATGGATCTGTAAGAGGTTGTGAAACTTCAAAAGCTCTTCTAGCAGCATGTCATTATACTTAGGTATAGACGGTGCTAGTCTAAAGTGATAGGAATTGGGATTCCTAGTGATTTCTAATGTAGCTAACTCATCAACTGAGTCTATAATTCCCCGAAGGTGAGCAAAATAAGCAAGTTCGTTATCTTGCATCAGCTCAGGAAAGAATTTCTTGTTAATTTGCATTAAGACAAGGTTAATAAGTATTTAGTTTTTGCTGCTTCTCCAGATAATGCATCTGCTAGATTTGCTATATCGTGATAGCTGTTTGCTTCAGCATAGCTTTTTAAAGAGGATGCAAAAGATAAAAGCTTTGACACACATTCATCCCCTGTACAATTTGTAAGAGGTTCTATCTTGTATGGAGCAGGACGTTTACCTGTATATCCCATAAGCTTTTCAATTACACCATCTTTGAAATCCTGTACATAATCGTACAATGCTCCTAGAGCTTGATGCTCAGCATAACTCTTTGTCTGCCAATGGGTTAAATGTAATTGCTCATGGAAATGTGTAAGCTTTCCAGCTATTGTTTCCAAGTTTAACTCCCCTGATTTCATCATCTCATCAGGGAATAATGATTTTGCCATTCTATATTGATTTTTATTATGGGTTACAAGGTCCTACTAGTGTTATAGTAACGTCTCCAGTTGAACTTATGCTCTCAAAACAATAATTTTGATCAACAGGTCCTGTAAGAGCTAATGGTCCAAAAGGATTTCCAACACAATCAACACCAGTAAGTGTTCCACTTCCACCATCAGGTACTACAACATTATACTCTAAACATCCAGAAAGAACAGTAGTAGTTGTAGTAGTGGTAGGACTAGCTGTTGTTGTAGTGGTGGTTGTAGGAACATAATTACAACACTCACTAGCATCAATCTCCACCCAGTTACCAACCTTAGGTTTGAATCTTTGTAGAATTGGACCACCTGCAATCACTCTACCTGTACCATCATAGCGTACATACGCTTTTAATTTATTTTGATTTGCCATTTTATATTAGTTTTATACTATCCTGGGACAGTAGTTGTAGTTGTTGTTGTTGGGGCTACTGTAGTTGTAGTTGTGGTAGTTGTTGGAACATAGTTACAACATTCGTATGCTTGAATTTCATGCCACTTACCCACCTTAGGTTTGTTTTTTCTAAGGATTAAGCTACCAGCAACGATTCTTCCACTTCCATCGAAGCGAACAAAGGCTCTTAAGTCTCTCTTATTACTCATAATAATCGTTTTTTGTTAATATAATAAATTGTATTTTTCTTTTAATTCTATCAGTTTAGATGCATAATAGTGAGTGCAATACTTCTGACTGTTCTCATTATTCATAACTTCTTGTAAATGAGGATCGTTCAGAGGATCTTGTCCTGTGTGATACTTTCCTTTATAGAAAGCAGGATACCCATTGGCTTGATCGCCAACAATTCCTGCGTTATGTAGGAGCCCCACCTTTTCTATTTTCTGAATTGGATCAGAAGACCAAGCAAAATCCATTTCAGGAATAATCCTCGCTTCTTGATTCCTATACCAAATACCCCAGAGAACAGCCCACATATCAGCACACCAACTTTGAAAGCCTTTATTTTCATTCTCAAAGAATTCTTTGTTTATGTTTAACAAATGTGTTCTAATTGTTAAACAATCTTCCAACACCTTATTCCAAAACTCACTATCGATGTTCTTTAATAGGTATTGTGCTCCTCCTGAATGTAAGTTATTAGCCTCAGCTATCTCTCTAGTTATGCCTGTAAGTCCAGTTGTTTCAGCTAGAATGTCTCTAGTTTTGTACAACTCAAGCTTCTCAGGCTTTACATCTTTCACCTTACTATCAAAATATGAAGCATTGATATAACTGTTTGTATCAGATACATAGTTTATATCATCATCCAGATAAGCATCTATATTTAGATTCTCTGTAAACACTACGTCTGAATCACAATACATAACAGCTTTATCTTTCATCCCTGGATTTTCTTCAAAATATCTTCTCAGACAATAAGGACGTAACACAGGAATATAAATCCCTAACATGTTACTAATCTTGTGCTCATCTTTGTAGAATACAAATTCAGCTTCTGGATAGAGGTCTATCACTTGCTGCCATTTAGTATTCTTTTCCCTATAACTAGGAATGAATATAAGCACAATTGCTTTGTCTGAATGTCCAATTTTTCTTAAGCTCTCTATCCATAAATGTACCTGCCATGTGTAATAGGTATCATCTGGTTGAGCACAGATAAATCTGAGATCCTTCATATATGTAGTTTTGTTGGTTTGTTTATGCTTATGGAGCTGGTGTAGTAGTAGTTGTGGTTGTTTCAGGTGCTAATGCACTTACAGCACGGATTAATTGTTCCATCTGTTTAGATATATTCCACAATAACTCTGCCTCTGGTCCCTGACCTATTGGTCTACTTGGTATTGCCATTTTTAATAAGTTTTATTTAGTACGAATAAATCACTGTAAATGCTATTTCCTGCATTATTACTACCCCATTGAGCAGTGATATTCAATGTATTAGAAATTGTTGTATCAAATGTTGTGTTGTTTACTGTATTAAATCCAAATCCTTCTACAGCTCCATTATTTGTTTTAACATAACTAAATCTTCCTAAAGAGACAATAGAAGCTGTGCCTGCAGAACCAAGTTGTTTAATGGTAAAGTCTACATTTAATGACCAAATATCATTTGTAATAGCACTTGTTAATCCTTGGACACCACTGTCTAGTAAAATAATAGATCCAGCCTCTAATTTAATTCTTATAGTTTGATTATTAGCAGCATCCATTACACCTCCCATTACTATTCTAAAGCTATCTCCTAAAGAGAACCCATTAGCTGGTACAGTGAATGTACCTACACCACCATTTATAAGTGTTGTTTCTACAGTGGTTCCAGTGATAGGTGTACTATTTCCTGTTTGAGCAAATAGACCACCACCAACTGGACCTGGAGGACCCTGAGGACCCTGAGGACCTTCTGGACCTTCTGGACCAGTCATACCACAAGTAGCACAAATAAGCTGATCCATCTGCTTAGAAATGTTCCAGAGTAATTCTGCCTGTGGACCTTGTCCTATGGGCCTTGAAGGTATAGCCATGATTAAATGAAATTAATGTTCAAAGATATGTTGTTTTTTACTATAATCAATGAGTATCAATAATTTACAATAACTAAATTGATTACTTCATCTCTAATTAAATTAATTAGAGGTTTAGAAATATTTATATGTTGGTAGTAATACTACTTACCTTGACCTCTATATTTCTTTACTGGTTTGTCTTTAGGTCCGCTAGTCTTTTTAGCCTTACCGCCTTTGCGTTTTCCAAAGCTAATTTTTCTAACTTCACCACCTTTTGCCTTTGCCATGTTGATTTATTTTAAGGTTTTTAAAACTTGTTGATTCTGTTTTATTAACTGAGCAGTTTTTATTCCAGAACGTCTGCTGCGTCTAGCAACAGGTTTTTTCTTAGCGTTTGCCATATTGGTTTATTTTAATAGATTATGGTATTCCTTGAAGTGCTTAAGTCTATCTGGTAAGCCAATTGTACCACCGTTAACACGTTTAGTCACCTTGGTAACCACCTCATCTGTAGCCCCCTCATCAGCAATCTTGTTTAATCCATTCTTATGGAAGAACCAAGCTGCAGATAATAAAGGATACTTAGTAGCCACTAGATCAGGGTTAGTTAGGATGTCATCTTCTACAGTCTTATCAAAAGCACTGTAGTTATCCTTTCCAGTTAACTGAATGTAACCACGTCCTCTAAACTTATAACCCTCACCAGATGCTTGAGGACCATTCCCCATACGGTTAGCATAGACAATATTAGCAATCTTTTCAGGCTTGCGTTCAAACTCTTTAGCACTTTCAGGTGTAAAATACTTCTTGAATATAGTGGTTAATCCTTTAGCACCATAGTTTAAGTTCTCTGAAATAGCTTTGAATCCACCAGACTCATGACCTGTTTGAGCAAGGAAATGAGCTAGTCTTAAAGGTGTATTGATTTCAAACTTAGCCTGTACATCAGGGATTTGATCGATCACTCCATCAGGAATATGTCCTTTTAAATTATTTAGATTCATTTTTCTTTTTCTTTTTAGCAGGCTTCTTTTTGGGAACTGCAGGTTTAACAACCACCACTGGTGCCACCTCTACAGCTTTACCAGCAAGTGTTTTTTTACTAAATAGCTTTTTAATTATATCTAAAATCTTCTTCATGTTTTATTTTTTAAGTTTCCAAAATGTACGAAAGCCATAACTTAATTGACCTTCAACGTTACTACCAACTGTTACACTATATATGTTATCCTTCTTAGTCTTAAGAAGTACACCAGCACTTAAGCTTGTTACACCCACTGTCTTGTTACCATCTACACCACCACCTAGATATAATTGATTCTTCAGAGGGGCATATTTGGTAATTGTAGTTGTTGTATGGATAGTGGGTATGTTATAATTGTATTTGTAAGATCTGTTCTGTAGATTGTTTTTTTGTATTGTATCAGCTATAGCTACATATCCTAATGTGTCTAGCTTTAATGTATCAGCATAGATATTTTTTGCTAAGTAGGCAACAACTAATGAATCATATTGTTCTTTGAGCCTAGGATATGATGTATCAGCTATATACTCTGGAGGAGTTTGAATAGTTTCATATATTGTCTCTTTAACCTTTAACTTCTTGATAATCAATGAGTCATGCACTTGCCAGGTGGTATCATGTATTGTTACAGTGGTAGGTTCCATTTTAGAACCACATCCTCTATCTTGAGTTAAAATTATAAATAGTAATATAACTATAAAAAGCGTTAAGACTCTATTCATCTTCTTTACTGTTATTTTTGGTTCCAAAATAATAAGAAAATATCATCAATACCAGTGTCTTAATTAGATCAAACAGCTGGTTGTTCATTTCATCTGGTATAAGTTTTATCTTAAATGCTATCACCTTATCCACTATAAACAATGCTACAAGTGCAGTGAAAACCATTATGACAAACCTAACCAGTACGTCCTTTGTACTATTTGCAAAAAGCTTATTGACAAAAATAACTGAGCTTACTATTAGAGCAAGCCCTAACAGTATGCCAAATAACATCATCCATAGACTAGAACTACTGAACATCTTTCTTATTTATCCATTTATCTACAGATGCTATACCAAAGCAAGCTATGGTTAAGATTTTAAATGAATCATATATAAATTCATTTACCACTAGATCTTTTCCTAGTGTTCCTGTAACAATATCTGCTATAGCAAATATTATCATAATTAAAAAAGAAGCAAAGCCAATTATGGCTTTCTCATTGATTGAATTGCTGTCATCAAATAAATCAGAAAAGAATTTCTTCATGTTTTTCGTTTTTAATTGTTTTTCTATTATTAGGTAGGATGGCATAACTTTCTAATTCTAAGTCTGTACTAGGTAAATTAAAAGGTAGAGATGCTGTTTTCTTATAGATAAGCCTCTCTAGGTTGTCTATACGTGTTTTGTCTACATTAGACTGGGCCATCAGGGCTTTAACATCAGCTTTAACTTCATTAACATCATTCCAAATCATCATTGCTAGTATTGATACTAGACTAGGAAAAATCCAAACTTTAAAGTTTTCAATGGGTTGTTTCATCTTACTTCATAAATGAAAATAGCATACCCTTCCCTTTTAGGGAGAATACGCTATGTAGTTAAAAAATATAGTTTTTATTTATTTCTTTAGTCCGTATTTAATCCATTTGTACCAAACACGTTCATGGATAAAATATACGAAAGGCTTGTATGCCAGTTCAGCAACACTGAATGCAGCACCTATCTTGATACTGCCTGTTGCTATCCACATAAGAAGGAATCCAATTCCTGTACTTATGATTCTATAACTTATAGTTTTTGCTATGTGTCTTTTAGTTCCTACCATTAGAGCTTGCCTTCGGCTTTCATTTGTTCTCTAATTTTTGTAGCAGATATATCGTGTATATCTTGGGGAGGTGTATGTTCTATAACATCGTAACCAATACCCCTACCAATATTGATAGATTCAATATCAGGTATAATAATAATTTTAATTTTTCCTTCTTCAATTAAGTCCATTAATTCGTTAGTGAGATTCATCATCACCTCAATAGCAGACCAGGGATTCTTCTCATCAGGAGTGACATCTCTTATACAGAGGAGCACCTTCTTACCTTCATTTAATGCTTGATCAATTAACCATCTATGACCTTTATGCCATGGTTGCCATCTTCCTATGAACATAGCATGACCACTTCCATTACCATTACCCTTCGCTAAAATCTTCATCAATGTAGTTTTTAATTTTAGTAATACATTCTTCAATTGACCATCTAGATGTATTTAGTTGTAACACCTTCTCTTCCAAGTATTGGAATTCAAAGTCTTTAACATGAAATTCTTCTCTACCTCTTTCTCCAGCATAGTGTAGGTACACCCACTTAACATCTGGAACTAGACTATTTAAATAGTCTCTAGCTTCTTTATAAGGATATACTAAAGATAATATAACATCATAACCATTGTAATGTAAGTATGTAGCAATGTCACTAGCTCTATTAAGGTTGTTTATTCTACCTTCTTTACTATAGTTTGTGTTCTTAAACATAGTTCTTAGATGGTCACCATCTATATGAAAATCAATAAACATATGCTTTTCATAAATCTCTGTTGCTAGTGTAGTTTTGCCTGAGTGAGGCTGTCCAAATAGTACTACTATCATGGTATTATGTAATTAAATTTTTCAAATCTTTCCTTAGGAATAGCAACACAATCAAGGCATTTACCACTTTCTGTTTGATATGGTACACCCTCTTGAAAACGTTTAACTACATATCCTAATGATTCTATCTTAGATTTTAGTTCTGCCTCTGATGTTCCTTGTTCTTTGAGTAGGTGATCTTCAAACTCTATAAACATGTAAGGTCTATGTTTCTTAATAGTTTCTTTAGCACCATCAATGACATGAGATTCATATCCTTGTACATCTATTTTAATAAATGCAACATTAGTAAAGGTGTAACTATCTAAAGCTCTTTGCTCAACTATATCTCCTCCGTATTTACTAATTCTTACATCTCCAAAGTTAACATCTTCTTTACTGTGGTAATCAGGAATCTGTATAACAACATATTTTTCAATTCCATTTCCAATTGCCACATTTTGACAATATACATTGTCCAGCCCGTTAAGAAATACATTAGTACATAATTGGTAATAGATGATACGCTGTGGTTCAAAACTAAAAACTCTACCGTGGTCACCAACTAAATGAGAAAAGTCTACAGCAAAGTTACCATTGTTAGCTCCTATATCAACAATATCTTTTCCTTCACAATCTATTTGATTCTTTTCAAGGAAATCAAACAAATAAGGCTCATACTGCCATCCTTCTATAATAGACTTACTGTATCTAAAGGTATCAAAGAACCATTTGTAATTAGTGTAAATCCAATCTGTAACATCCTTGCCTAATAGCTGTTTAGCTTTAGAAGGAACTGGTTCAAGCTTGGTTCTAATAACATGGTCACCAAAAGCACCATACACCTCATCATCTTCTTTAGTAACTTGTTCTATGTTATCAAAGTCATGTTTGTAATGAGGAATGCCAAGGTATTCATATATCCTAATCATCTCTGTATCAGGATAGAGACATAAGTCTTCAAACCTTACAAACAACATCTTGCTATCTAATCCCATCCTGAATATCTCAGAGAGTCTTTCAAAAGCTAGTCCTACAGGAGGATTCTGTGCCCAGATGTCAATACGTTTAGGAACTGTTGTTCCTTGTCCTTTGGACCAATCTAATACATCAGATTGTTTCTCTGGGTGCTTTCTAAAGTTATTCTCCATAGAAGCAAAGATATCACGTGGGTCTCTCACCATGCATATAATCTTTGGTTCTTCTCCTTGTACAAACTGTAGGAAGTCATAATGAATTCCCCAACCTCTACTCTTATCTACAATGTATTTCTTATCTGTAATAGCATTATAGAATGCATCCATACCAGCTTTACAAAAAGCTTTATAACCATCTTCCATTAACTTAGGATCCTGTGCTTTAAACTCAGGAGAGTTGGTATAGTTAGCTCTTGCTGCAAATATTAATTCAAGAACACCACTTGTAGGGGTTGCATATATATCAGGGTTTTGAGCCAAGATGTTTTGCAATAATGTACTTCCAGCTCTAGGTAGAGAGCTTTGATAGAATATTTTATCCATATGTAGTTATGCTTTCAGAGAAGCGATTATGTTATCAACGTTGAATATTTCATGTTCCATATTATAAGGAAACTCTAATAGGTTCCCTGCAATATCAAACTTCTGGAAATATGCATTACGTAATTCTGGTTTCTTTGTGTGTGGGTTAGCTACAATATTACTGTGTATATCATAACCAAACACCACAGGACTGTTAGCTATCCATAGCACTGTAGAAGGTTTATCTAGTCCAGCTGCTGCATGTTGTGCAAAGCTATCCATAAACAATCTCTTCTCACTTAGTTCTATTAATACAGCTAAAGCTCTAAAGTTGTCTGTTACGGGGATTGTTCCAGGGAAAGCTGTTTGATCTTCCCTTCTAATGTGAACAATGTTGTAATCATTTCTAAAATGCTCTATAACATTCAACACTGTGTTAGCTGGAATGTCTCTAGCCCATGAGTATTTTAACTCTTGTCCTGCAGCACCCCCATTGGTTTGCATTAGGAACATAGGCTTATCAGATTGAAACTTAGTACCAAAGAACTGACGTTCTCTATCGGTTAAGTAGATTTGTGGCTTCACATTCTCAGGAGCAGGTAAACCAAACATCCTGGTCCATGTGTGGCTAAGATGTTCATCTTGTCTAACATAATGTGTATCCACATAAGGATCGTGTGCAAACACAGCAAACTCCTTATTCTCTATATAATCCTGGTAAAAGTAGGCAGCTTGACCAAAAGCAAATGATCTATGAACATAAGGGTTGTTCATAAACACTTCAGGATAGCCACTAACAACAATCAATTGATCTTCAGGGTATTGGTGATGTATCACCTCGCAAATAGATGTAGCAAGTATACATTTACCAATACCCCCATTGATCTGGAAAATGATATTCATAAGTTGGTTTTATATGCAAATATATATTATGTATTTGAAAAAACCAAATTATTTTTTTTTTAGAAACCAAGTTGGTTATCAACCACTACAGTTGATACAACTGATGTACCTAATTTAGAAGCAATTGCATTAAGAACAACTGAATCATCAGTGCCCCAAGAAGCTAATTCTTCACCTTCTAAAACTACAGAAGTATTAGTAACTCCTGAAAAATGCTGAACTTTTTCTTCAGAACCAGGTTGATCTACTTCTACTAAATTACCAAATACCACCTCAAAGTTAACCTTTGATGCACCTAATGCATAAGGACGTGCTAATGCTGACATATATTCAGCACTCACCTCACTTGATTCAAAAGGACTGGTTTGTACGATTTGTTTAGCTGCTGGGCTAATTTTTGCTAGTAACATACTATTTTATATTTTATCAATAAATATA